TGCAATAGAAACTATTTCGGTTTCCCACCCACGTTCTTTGAACTCATTTATTAATGCCATCGGTGTTGACCAAACTTCACCATCTTTATAATCGTATATGAATGTTATTTTCATAAAGTATCGTAATAATTGTTTTGTCTTTCTTGTCTTTCAATATTTTTAGGATGTTTGATACAATATATTTCTTCAAATGGAAAATTTGTATAGTTTTCAAATCCACCTATTCGTTCATGTACTTTTCCACTCCATCCAATTTGCTCTGGTTTGTTTTTGTAAATACGAGTCTGAACATCGGGAAAGTTAACCCATCCTTTTTCATCCACTCTCCATCCCCATTTTTGGATATGTTCTTCGGTAAGCCCTTCAACTGTGTTAATACGTGGAACTACGATTAAATCCTTATCAGTATTGTTATCTAATATATCCTCTAAATTAACAATAAGATTTGGGTCTAAATACTCATCTGCATCTAATTGAAATATCCACTCACCTTTACAATTTGAATTTAAAAAGTTTTTCCAATGAGCAAAATCGTTATCGAATTCCGATTCTATTAAAGTAATGTAATCGGCGTTAGCCTGTAACTCTAAATACTCAACCATTTCGGTTGGAGATTTTGGCGTATCTAAAAGAACTACAATTTCTGAATTTTCTCCTTTGTAGTTTAATAATTGAGTAACCAATCTAATGATTTCTTCATGCTCATTACAAGCAGTAATCGCGTAACTTAATTTCATTTATATAACTTTTTAATTTATCAGTCGGTTTCCATCCTAATCTTTCAACCGCATCATTATTTAATCTTAGTGTTTTTCTATAATTACCCTTCACATCATCTACATGCTTTCTATTAGGGTATTCAAACATATCTGCTAATTCATTTAATGAATAGTTACATCCCGTTCCCAACTCCCAAGCATCTTCATGCTTCTCATCGCTTTCAGCTATTCTGATTAATCCATCCACTATATCATCAACGTGAGTAAAATCTCTACGTTGTTCACCATCACCATGTATTAAGATGGGTTGGTCTTTTAATATAGCATATCTCCAAATTCCAATTACAGCTGCCATATCAGAACCAACCAATTCTCCTGGTCCATAAACATTGTAAAAACGAGCAATCTCTGCGTTTAATCCATATACTTCTTTAAACATCTTAATCCATTCTTCTCCCATATGCTTTGTTAATGCGTATGGTGATAACATTGGGTTGTGATGGCGAGATGAAGAACCTGCATAAATTAATTTGCATTTATTTTTATTTGCATATTCAACAACTTGCTTTGTTCCTTTTACGTTACAACTGAATGTTAAGTTTGGATTTTTGAATGATGGTTGTATTCTACTTAATGCTGCTAAATGAAAAATATAATCATAGGATTTATCCTTAACATTATCCATAGCTCTAACATCTCCACCTAAAAAATTTACGAATGGGTGTATCTTAGCTTCGTTTCCAATGGATAGATTGTCTACAACATCTACTTCATATCCTCTCCTAAGTAATTCTGATGAAAGAGCGTATCCAATGAAACCGGCTCCTCCTGTAACTAATGCTGTTTTCATTAATCTTCGTTATGTGGTTTAGAATCATTTGTATAATGCCATGCACTACCACTTGGATTCCATTGTGTTGTTGTAGATGGGTTATATGTAATAGAACCATACCCAGGTGTAGTTGTAATTGCAAATCCAGGTGATGATGTACCAAATGAACCCGTAGCACAGGTTACTTTGTATGGATTATATGGGTCTACATAATTTGGGCGTTGCCATACAGGCGCAGTATTTGGAACTCCTATACCTGGCCCAATTGGTGTACCAATAAAATCGTTTACCTCTTGTAATTTATCTTTTAATGCATCCCATTGTTTTGGTGTGGGTGCATATTCGTGGCAGGCTTCTACGAAACCTTTTAGCCAAATAACATATTCTTTTGAAGTCATAACTATCTACCTTTTAATTGAGATTTTTTATCTATTCCAATAACATTCATATTTTTTGGAGTTATTTCATTAACATCCATAGTTAATTCTACTACCTTTTGTAATCCACTTAGTTTATAGGTTCTATACGCATCATTTGTTATAATTGGTACTTTGGCAACTACGTTTTCATAAAACTTCTTTGCTCCTCCTCTCATTTGTAATCTTTCTGTTTCCTCATTTACAAATTTACCAAAAAACTTTTTTATTAAGTTTGGATTTACATTTGATACTTTTACACAATGTAATATATCTTTAGACTGTGATACAAATAATGTGTAAATTATAGGTGCAGTTGTTTCAGTAAATCTACCCTTTACACCATCCACATATATGTATTCTTTTATTAGATAGAATCTGCCTCTAGTCATTTTATTAGCAGCTACTACATTTCTATCATCAATTGATTTACGATATATAGGATTGTAATTCATTTTACTTACTTACCATTTTTAGTTTAGGTAACTGCATTGGTTGAAACGTTGGTTGTTTCTTATTATAAATACCATACTGATTTAAAATAGCATCGAATAATTGGGTCATTTTTGATAAACTAAAATTTTGTTTATTTTGTTTACCCAATTGAAATGCTTCTATTTTATACTTGTCATAGTTTTTATAAACATCTTTAATCAAAGGAAGTGCTTTTGAAACATTTACATTAAACCACTTTGCTTCTTTTAGTAAGAAGTTATCTGCAGCTGATTCGTGTACATTTTTTAGTTCACCATCTAACAACACTGCTCCACTTTTTAAGAAATCCAAATGCCCACTCCAATTAGAAACAATTACAGGCTTACCTGTTAAACTGAATTCTAATAGTGGTCTACCAAATCCTTCACCCTTTGTAAAGTTTAACATTGCTTTTACTTTCGGATGTTCGTATAATCCATTCATTTGCGATGCTGTCAAATCTCCATGCAGCAAGTAAACTGGCACACTCTTATAATCTTTACCTAAAGTTTCTCTAATTTTAGAAACCAATCTTTCTCTATCCATTATACTAAACCCAGCGGTTGATGTTTTTAAAATCAATGCGGGCTTTACCTTTTCGTTTTTGAAAGCCATTGCGAATGTCTTAATCATCATTCCCACATTCTTTCTATCTTCACCCAAATCACCTTTTAACCAATGTCCTACGAATAAGAATGCAAAATCTTCTTTGATTGAATCCAATTCGGTAATATGTGCAACATACTCCGTTCCAAAATCATTTTCATCAAATCCTTCGAAAAGGACTTCTACGGGTTTTTGAATTCTATGTTGAGCTATCAATTTACCTGTTTGCTTATCTTGCTCATTATAAATGGTATCAACTAAACTTTTCTTAGCATGCTCCGATGGTGTAATAATCAAATCCATTCGGTTACATCCGTGAACCCAATCCAATGCACAATGTGTTGTTTCGATTCCAGCCGTTATTCCTATATTATAATGTCCAATCTGCTGAAATTCATTTGGTACAGTTACCTGAATATACACATCTGGCTTTTGTTGCGGTGATTGTATAATATTATTTACAATCCATTTATGAAATTCGTTATCATAGTTTAATGCATCCATTGGAGTTGCTCCCCAACGAGTACTAATTACTTTAATATCAAACCTATCTAATTTCCATAAAGAATGTAACAAATCTCTCGCGTGGTCACCATATCCACTTCTCGTTGCTACTGGCGCCTGAAATACTAATGTTGGCTTACTCATATTAGATGTTTATTAATTTAAATTTTTGTTTTGGTTTCCAATTTTCAAATGCACCTTCCATACCTTCGATTAATGCATCACACATAGCTTCTCTACTTAGTTTACCTTCGCCCATCATCCATTTTCTACCTTTCAATCCAGCTGCTTTTCTATCTTCTTCAGGCGTTTGATACCACTCCATAATCAATGGTGCTACATCTTCAAAATCAATTCTATCATCAAAGATATATGGTGTTGGAACTGAACCTGTTGTTGAACGAACTGGCCAAATTGGTTTAACCCAATCTCCCCAAACGTGCGTATTCTTTTTATGCTTATCGTGCAAAGAACCAATTTCTAAATAATCTTCTGCAGTTAGTAATTTACCACTTCCTTTTTGTCTAAATCCACATTGGTC